ACACAGATGGAACTGGAAGCACACGAAAAAGAGTGCGCTATTCGGTACGCTGCTGTGCAAGAGAAGCTAGAGGGTCTAGATAAGCGTATGTGGCGGCTAGAAGCAATGATTATGGGTAGCACTATAATGGTGGTTGCAATGGTAGTTACAGTATTTATGGGAATGACTTAATGGCTCTCAATATAAGCAGCGGTAGATACATACCGCCTAGTGGTACTGTTACATCAATGCCTATCGGTGGTCTACGGCAAGGTGAAATTAAGTTTTACACACCACAACGGGGTGAAACTTTAGTTAAAAACACACCTACTCCAACGAGGCGTTATACAGCAGTTATGCCAGCAACAGGTGGTGAGTTCGCATTTAAATCTGATGGAACCCGTGTGACAGTCCCTTTGGGGTTTTTTGATACAACGACTTTTGATAAGAAGAAAGCAAATAATATGGCACAGGCGACTAAGATATCTACTGATGCAGATCTACTAGATCAGGTTGGAAAACAAGCAGCGGGACAAATGGCGGGAGTGCCTGAATTAACTGCAGTCAGTCCAACTGTAAAATCTAATGAGTTGCTTACCACAAGTCAGTTGGGAACAGATCCCCAAGCACCTACTGCACAAGTTAATCTTACAGGCTTAGAAGCAACAGTTCCAACTACATCCACTCCTGATTTAGGACAAATTGATAGCGTAGAAAAAATACGCCCAGAGATAACTGCTGCACCCACCGCACAAATATCTGACGCACCTCAGATAGACATGCAGCAGATTCAAGGAGGATTATCTCCAAAAGCTTTGTCCGTCGCTGCTACACAAGAGTTAGATCAAAGAGCCACCACACAATACCAACTAGGGCAACTCTTAGGCAGCATCGAAGAGGGTAAACCCATGCCAGCGTGGGCTGCTCCTGCCGTCCGTAAAATAGCGGGGGTTATGCAAGCACGGGGTCTAGGAGCTTCGTCTATGGCTGCAGCCGCTATGACACAGGCTGTGATGGAGTCAGGTGTTGTTATCGCCGCACAAGATGCGAATAAGTATGCAGCCATACAATTACAAAATTTAAACAATCAACAACAAACAGCCTTAAAAAATGCAGCTACAGTAGCGGCTATGGACACAGCTAATTTGTCAGCTAGACTCACTGGGGCCGTAAACAATGCTCGTAACTTACTATCTGTAGAAACTGCAAATTTACAAGCACAACAAAAAAGCGATACAATATCTTACAACGCCTTAACACAAGCCCTATTTAAAGACTCAGCGGAAGAAAATGCACGTAGACAATTCAATGCTAAAAACGAATTGCAAGTAGAAGAATTCTTTGCTAATTTAGGTTCACAGGTTGAAACTGCAAACAAAAACAGACTGGCTGCTACAGCACAATTTAATGCGGGGGAAGCAAACGCACAAAACCAGTACAATACCACACTGCGTGATAATCGTGAAAAATTTAACTCTAACATGCAGTTTGCTGTAGATCAGTCTAACGTGCAATGGCGAAGACAAATTAACACTGCAGATACAGCCCTACAAAACGAAACAAATCGCATAAATGTAGCAAACGCTTACAACTCAAGTCAAAATGCTTTGAATAGCTTGTGGCAAAAGTATCGTGACAACGCGGCATGGAACTTTCAAAAAACAGAGTCGTACATGCAACGTCAACACGAAGTTGGTATTATGGGCATGGAGTTTGCGAATACAAAAGAACTGTATAACAAAGAACAAAAAGATAATTTAGCTATGGGCATAGGTAACTGGGTTGCTGCGTGGATGGCGGGATCTAAGCCCGGACAAACTACCTAATAATAAGGAAGATAAAAATGAGTCTACTTAAAGCATTAGCTCCAATAGCAGTTATGGCAGGGGTGGGTTTTGCAACAGGAAGGGCAGATGCGGCCTTCACTGCAAAGTCTGCTGCAGAGGGGTTTTTAGCCACTCAACAAAAAGACGCACAAAATCCTTTCGGCATGATGTCAGCACCTCGTGCTCGTAACTTGGGGCAGATGGATTTAACATCTAGGGCACTTACAAACGCTCCCCCTGCTATGAACCCAATACAACGCATAGCATTATCTGATCCTAGAATGAGCAGAGTATTGGAGAATCTATACGCAAACGCCGCAGGTCAAGAAATAATCGATTTGTATCAAAAATTTGCAGCGGTTCCCATAACTGCTGAAGGTGGTAAAAAACAACCAATAGGCATGACAACTGTAGGAACATAAGTATGGAAGAAGACATGATTCCTGTTCCCGGAAGTATAGAGGCAAAGGATCAATTTGCTGCCGCACCTCCCGGACACAGCCTTACTCTAGACAATGAACGGTGGCCGTGGGGTAAACCTCCCCGTGAAGTTAGCCCAGAGGCCGCTCTCAGTGCTGCTCTAGATTCCTTAGAAGTAAAAACCACACAAGAAGAAATGTTTAAGCTTCTTATGGTGGGGGCTTCTATAGAGTCTTTGGTTGAAGGCTATCTGTTTCAAGCCTTTCAAGATGGGCAATTTATGCCTGACGTGGGAATGCTGATAAAGGGTCCGCTTGCTATGTACATAGCCAACATGGCTGAAGAAAACAACGTGCCATATCGTTTGTTTGAAAACTCAGACGCTTTAACAGAAGATGAAATGGACGATCAGACCTTCTTTACCATGATGCGCGAAAACAACCCTGCTATGTTCGCATATGTATCTAATCAAATTAACGAAAGTGTGCGTAAGGGTAATGCACCGCGTCCTCCTGTAGAAGACAACTTTATGAACATGATGACCGATGAGAAGGAATAAGAGATGGGTATAGGTATCGCACTTGCCAGTGGACTCGTACGAGGTTTCACACAAAATATCCAAGAAGAAAAAGCACGTCGTGTTTCTGAAAGAGCCAAACTAGATGAGTATCAAAAGATGCTTCTAGATGCTGCCTTGACAGAAGAAGACTACAATGCTGCTGCAGGAAAGAGACTTCAAGCAATGCTCGACAGTGCGAAGGGCAGGATGAATAATCAAGAACGTATAAATATTTTTGGACAACGTGGTGAAAACATCGATATGGATTTTACCGACGTTATGTCACAATTAAATTCTGCAGACAAAACAAAAGAGGGAATGACAAAGGCACGTATAGGAACCTATGAATTTCTTGTGCCAGAAGAATTCGATGATCAACAGGGAACTCCTAGAGCAGATATAATTAAGTTTCAAGGCTTGTATGATCACGCACTTCAAGATCAGGGGCAGGGCATATTAGATCACCTCGCTGCAAATCCCTCAGAAAAACAGTTGTTCAGGGAACAAATACCTGTGCTAGCAAACTCGTACTTGACACAAGCAGCAAAAGTCAGTCCTGAGTCAGGGATGGCTGGAGTTAGAGTAACTCTAGACAGCTTGCCCGGATATCAGTTCTTCAACGAGATGTTTAAAATAGATGCGTTTCAACAGTTTAAAGCTGATATTGCAAACTTAAAAACAAATGTAGATTTTACAACTGTATTTGATGTAGAAGACATAACAGAAGATAGACTGTACTTGCCGACTAAACTACTAACTGGTCAACAAGATGACTCATTTAAGTATGCTCCCTTTTACACTCAAGACTTTCAAACTTACACTGACAACACTGACGCAGCAATATCTGCACTAGCGGAAAAACGCGGAGAAGATAAAAAGTTTTTTTTCTACAACTTTGTCAGCGATTTTGAAGATAAGGAAGAACTTGAAACAGCATTTAGTAGTATAGCCGAATTGTACAAACGTGGTGCTACATCAGAGTTTGTTGATGAAGAGCAAGCTGTAGAACTAGGCAATTATCTAGTAAACAACGAAAGATTAAAAGACGATCCTATTCTTCAAGCTAAAATTTTAATGCCGTTTGTTCCTCCTCGTGTGGGTAAAGCAGAACGCAACATGATTGCAGCAGGACTTAGGGCTGAAGACTTTTTCTCAACCAAACCGTTCAAGGATCAATTTTTAAATCTGTACGGAGAGAAACTAGAGGACTTCCAACAACGGGTAGACGCAATCGATAGATCGAAGAAAAACCTTAGATTGTTGATGGAAAAGGCTAAACAAACCACTTTCCCCGGCGGAAGCACTGCAGAAAGTTTAGTTAAAGTATGGACATCTATTTTTGGTGAATTTGGTACTATAAATCAGGTGCTACGAGCCATAGGTGTTAGTAAAGAGGATGAAGAAGCTGTTGGAATAATAAACTATTTAAGTGGAGGAAGTGTTGGCGTTGATGGAGATTTAAGTGAAAGCACCATCATAGGACAAGCAGATACGTTAAGATACATACTAGCTGCAGACTTGGCACGTGCTGAAGATAGTGCGGGTAGATTGTCAGACGGAGATATACAACGTAACTTAAACAAATTAACAGGGTTTGGTCCCGGATCAAAAGATAGAGAAATTGCTGCTATACAAACTGTCATAGACACTATTGACAGGCAAGACAGAAGTATACAAGTGGCAAGACAAGTGGCTTCTGGAAGAAAAATAACAGCAGTACAGCGACGAGCTATGGATGCCGATAGAAAAGCTAGGTACTACAGAGAAAAATATTTTGATAGCATAACTGATACCTCAGACAATACTCCAATCAGAATGACGATGGAAATGGTGATAAAATCCAATCCAAATTTGAGGGACACACCTACGCACAGTAATGTTACTGTTAGTGGTAAAAGAGGTAATTTTCATGCCGTTAATGGTGTTACATATTTCTTTGAGGAAGGAAAGGACTTCGGCGTAAGAATGAATCCAGCGCAGGTAGAAGACGCAATAGCTCAGTTATCGCAAGAAGGGTCAACACCCGTTTCTCCCGCTTCAACCAGTCAAAGTGCTGTTGCTATAGATGCAGGTCCATCTGATGCACTTCCTCAAGATGTTACTCCACAGAGTGCGTCTGTTGTTTCTCCTGCCCCAGCTAGTTCAAATAATATTGATGCAGCTTCACAATCTGACGCTGCAAGGCTGGAGAACATGCCATCCGCTGTATCTACCAGTCAAAGTCAAAACATAGTTGACCCATCTGAATCTTCTGCTGCTGTTGATCCTTTACCTGCGAATGCGGTGCCCGGTCTAAGGCCTGATGAAACTGGTATGATTATACCTTTTAATAGGCGAAGAGCAGAAGGGTTAATTCTAAAGGATAGAAAAAATGGTGTAAACATTTATGTATCCACCAAATATCCCGGTATAGAATTCGAAGAAATAAAAATTAGGGATAGTAAAAACAAAGAACGAATTTCTTATCGGGAAGTAAGGTAACATGGCAAACGTACAAAATTTACCTAGTTTAGCACGTGCCCTACAGGCGGGTATATACGCTCCGATTTACGACGAGGACGGAAGACGTGTAACTGAGGACGCTGATCAAATAGACTTTGCTGCTCTGATAGAAGAGGACGTAAAGAAGCAGCGAGGAGAAGTTGCTACAAAAACTCCCGACGAGTTAAACATTGACTTCGACAAAATTATGCGTGGAGAATCAACTGTAAAAAGAGTTGGTGACTATTTCGTTCCTCAAAATCCAGATGCCGCCGCATTAGCTTTTCAAGATTTAAGTCCCGAATACAAAAATAAACTTAGAACCGAATATATACAAAACAATTTTGTAGCTCAGTTAGATCAAGAGGACGCCAGTTCCTTGTTCAGACCTGTTCTACCATTCTCTGGTCCTCAATATAAAAAGATCAGAATGCCTGAAGCTGTTAAAAATTTAAATGCCGAACAACGACAATTTTTTGAAGACACCATATCTAACAGGCAAAGGTTAGCACAAGTAATTGTAGATAACAAATACATGCTCCCTCCAGAGGGACAGAATATATTCCTAAACTCGTTTGCCACAGGAGATTTTCTCACTGAAATGGCACGAGCGTTTAAATCGATACCTAGTGATATGGCTATGGGAATACCTACTCTAGCCGCTATGGCTGGCAATGCTGCTGTAGCTATAGCAGATGCTTCTATTGATGAGGATGACTTAGAGGGTTTAGACAAAGACTTTGGCGATAGGTTTTCAATCAACTTTGCGAAACGCATGGCTGGTTATAACAGAGCTACAGAAGGATACGAAAAGTTTTTAAACGATACTAAGTTTTTTGAATCCATCACAAACGATCTTAAAGAATGGTACAAGTCTTCATTTATCAAGCAATACGAAAACGAAGAGGTAGGAAAGGAAGCATATCAGACATTTCACATGCAGCCCCGCCTAAAAAGATATGATCCCAACGACGCAGATTTTGATGCTGATTACGCTAATGGTCAAAGCTATACAGATTTTGTGCGGAACGAAAACGGTGACATAGTCTATGAAGACATAGGACCGCCAACAGCTATGTTACAAGAACTTGTAGATCTGTCATACAAAGAATTATCCGGTGCAGAGAGAACAGCCATATTTGGTGCCGTACAGGCTCCGTTCACGGCTGCTCTTGGCGCGGCTACTGTAGTTAAGGGTGTTCGTGGTGTAAAGATAGTAGATGATTACACAGAACGGCTGCGTAAAAGCGGTAATGCAGACAAACTACGAGGCCCGGATGGAGAAATGTTGAACGACATGCAAATCTACAAGATGGCTATGAAAGAAAGGGACTTCTTTCCTAAAGCATGGTCAAAAACTTGGAAGGGATTGTTTTTTATACCAACATTTGGCGCAACTGTTACGGGGTCCGGGTCTTTAAATGTTGGTAGACGGATGTCTACACACCTTAAAAACTTAGACAGATACGACACAGAAATAACCAACTTAAAAGAAATGGTGGCTAATCCCTTAGACAATCTTGGAAGTATTTCTGCAAAGGGAGTAACCTACAGAGATCTTGTCAGAACAATCAGACAAACTGAAGTTCCTGCTGAAAGAAGTGCAGCCACAAGACGAATACAGACCATACTAGAAGATGATCTAAAAAGAACACAAAAACAACTGTCCTCCTATGCTAATAGGGCAGGAACAGGACGAGGCAGATTTAAGGATGTTGTAGTTGATACGATAGATCAAGATGGTGAAACAAGACAAGTAACGCAAAGAGTATTAACCGGAGTTGGTAACAAAGCGTTACTTTCTAACCCCTACGTTACAAGTATGCTTGGGGATGATGTTATCATTGCTACGGGTATAGGGTACGCTCCAGAACTCATAGACGGATCTCTGTTTGGCTTCGAAGAGGGAACAGTAGAAGCACTAGCTTCTCTTGCATTTCCGATTGCAGCACCGTATGCGTTTAGAAAAGTAACAAGCCTTCCCGGAGCAATGAGCACAACTGCACGAGACATAGGAGTTGCAATTCGTAGTGCACCCCTCGTGCGTATAATTACAGGAGGAGATGTAGAAAATTTAAACGCATCACAAATTGAAAAAGTGATGAGAGAAAACGGCATGCCAGTGGATGAAGAATCTGTTAAGTCTACAAGGATTCTTCTCGACATACACTCTCAAATTAGCCCAGAGTTTAAGCCACGAGTAGATAGGGCATTGAATAACAGTGTAGAAAATCTAGCAAGGATAGAGGACAATCTGAAAACATTGAGGCGTCCTGAAGACAATACGAGGGTGTATGATGACACACAAGTAAATGACATAATGAACACTCTCGCTCTAACTTATGCAGAGGCAACGGGCTTGGCTCCTCTTTTAGCGTATTCACAAAGCACTGGTAAAAGCATCAAGCCTAGTGATGTAGCTAAACCGGGTAAGTTAGATAACCTCATAGCTGCTCATGTGTCTCAAGAACAAAGTGTTAAGGCTATAGGAAAATTAAGTGATTTGTTAAACGAAAGACTGCAAGTCTTAAAAGGAATAGATGTAGAAGGTAATGAAGAGCTAGTAGAAATTGCTGAGTTTTTTACAAACCTACATCGACAACAAAACGACATGCAGTCAATGAGAACACAAGAGCTACAACTTCTTCTGTCTCAGTTTGTAAAGACTGCAGACGACATGAATCCAGAAGTCATAGATAGAATAGCTAACTTCAAGGTTCTTTTACTTCCGCAAGAAATAAGAGACACTGCAGACAAGGCTAAATTTGTACAAGAAACCGCTATGGAAATATCGGAAAACGCAAGAGTAGAGGCTAGAGTTTTAGCTGGTTTAGCGGAAGAAATGACTGAAGACGAAGTGTTTGTAAACGCAAGATCGATAGCGGACAAACTTTTCGATACTGAGGTCGGTACAAAATTTACTATGGGTAGATTGCCATATAGAGCAGTAGATAATTATGGTAGAAAAGATGGCAAACCTTTTGTTCTAGACATGAAAGAATTGATGGTAACTCTGCGTTCTCAGGTAGCTGATCTTAGAGACAAAGACTTTAGTTACATTCTTGGTAAAGACTTTAAGTTTGAGAGCGGAATGGGAAGTCAACTAGAAGTAGCATTTGAACGTGCCGCAGCACGAGGCATACGGGCCAAGTACGGGGATGATGAAATAGCTACAATGAAAAGCCTTTTAGCTACAGATGAAAACCCAGAACCCACTTTTAGAGACTTAGCTTTTGATTTACTAACAGACTCAGGTGTAAATTATTTTCAAGCCACAGTTAGTGAAGCCGAAATGATGTACCGTGTGTTTAGGGATCACGAGTCAGTGACGCAAAACAAAAACATAAAGTCCGTCGATAAAGCCCTTAAACTTACAGTCAACAGAATATACAAAGAGGCTGACCCTAGTGGTGAGTTATTTATTCTTGTAGAAAAAGCACGTAGAAACTGGCAGTCAGAAGTCGGAGAACAACTAGACCCCGGACGTTTAGCTGGAGATGCCACTATAGAGTTAAATAAAAAGGGTGGACGTAGGAACGTGCAAACTCAAGGAGCGGCACAAGGGGTTCATAAATACGCAAATGACTTAAAAGCTCCCTTAGAACCATTTAGGAGAATAGCGGCTCTGTCTCGCAAGTATTTAAAAGAAACAGATGATGAAAAACTAGAGGAACTAGAAAGACAGATATTTGATGAGCAACAAAAGATAGTATACTTTGCAGGTGGGGGTAAACTCATTGGTAGAGATTACGGATTTGTAATAACAAATAATGCACTAGGAAGACGTAGAGAAAGAAACTTAGACACCGTGAAAAGTTTGATAAGCACTCTCGTAAGTAAACGTGCCATAGCTCAATTACAACAGGATGTAAAAAGATTACAAGTGCGCAGTCAAAGATTAATAGCATCAGGCACTGGTGCAGATCCCGACACGATAAAAGTTACTAAAGAAGAGGCCATGAAAAGGCTTGCTAAAGGTAATGACTACGACTTTAAGAGAGCCGAACGAGTAAATAGACTAGAAGAAATTCTAGAAGTGCAAGTAGATCGTCAAGGATTTCAAACCCAACCCGATAAATTACTTGATGTGGGAAGTATAAAGGGAAACTTTAGAACTATAGATGAAATTCTGGAAACAGATGAAAATGCCAGAGCAACATACACAAGAATAGCCAATGAGGTAAACGATCAGTCAAGTGTGTTGAATGAAGCAGCTAGAAGAGAGGTAAAACAATTCGAAGAGAGTGCTGCGTATATACCTGAGTTTGCAATGTTAGCAAAAGATCCATTGGGATTTTATAAGTCAGTGTTTAAACGCACCACCGAAGCTAAGTTACAAAAAACAGTCGAAGATGTGGCAAAAAAAATGGTGGCAAGTGGAGAAGTAAGATCCTTGCCCGATGCCAGAAACAAAGTAAAAAGATCTTTAGCGTTTATGTACCACAGGGGTGTTGTGGAATTAACCAGCCCAAAAGTTAGAACTAGCCCTGATGGAGAAACGATGAAGATACTTGATGATGCAGACGTATTCGAACAGATAATAAACGATAAAAACCAACGCCCTATAATACAATATCTGTTTGAGGACGATGGAGACTATCTAGAAAATCTAGAGATATTGGCTCAATACCAAAGATCTAAAAGCGGAGATGCCATGGGTTTCCGTTCTGATCCTGACATACGAGCGTTAGGGTTAGACAGCTTGTTCTCACGAGTCTTTAACATAGCTAGAGGTCTTGTTAGTGTACCATATGTGGCTACAGAAATAACAGGCAGAATGATGCTTATGAAAAGACAGAGTTTACTGCAACTTTCTTTACGGGATAAAAAAGCAGCAAGTGTTCTTGCCAAGATGATAAGAACTCCCGATGAAATAACCAGAAAAGATCTCAAGCTTTTAAACTTGAGAATGAAAATATATCTTGGGGCAGCAATGTTAAGATCCGGGGGAGAAATAGAATCGATAGATCAATTCTTTGGGGAAGAAACTACAAGTAAACTAGGACAACGTGTAGAAGAACAATTCCTAAAGGATCAAGAAGCGTTAGAAGAAGAACTCATGGAGCAAGATGATGAAAACGTACAATAACGGTCAACGCAAGGGCATGATGTATGGCGGAGCTACCAAGCGCAAGCCTATGATGTACGGCGGCATGGCAACCAAAAAGAAACCCCGTAAGAAAGCCTACGGGGGTGGCATGATGACAACCACACGACCACAACAAAACATGATGCAAAATCAAATGATGCAGCAGCCGAAAATGATGATGGGTATGAAAAAGGGCGGAAAAACTTTTCCTGATTTAAATAAGGATGGTAAGATTACACAGGCCGATATCCTCAAGGGAAGAGGAGTTTTTAATAAAGGAGGTCGTGCTTATGGCAAAAACGAAATGGGCATGATAAATGCTAGACTAGGACATGCCGTAGAAAGTCTCATTTCAAATACAGATTCAGATAATCCTGATGGCAAACTTAAAAAATCTGATATAAAAATGTATGTTAACGATATTAAATTAGCTGTAGAAACGGGTATAGCAGAGGCTGACGATCCGAAAATTAAACAAGCCTTACGTAGAGCAACCAAGTAAACTACACGTACCTACCCGACTTCTCCATAATCTCCTTCGACATAGAACTCAGGTAACGAACTAGGGACGCTACAGAGTGTGCGCCATCATACTCAGGTAATCCCTTGTTTATTACCTTTTCTAGTTCCTCCGGGTTTACGCAGTCGGACAGAAGTTCTACTTTTCCGTCCTGCAGCAAGTTCGCTTCGAACTTAAATAGAAATGCTTTTTTTGACATCAGATAACTCACTTATCGGAAGGTTGTAGCAGTCAGCCCTGAACTCAAAGCTGTTTGCGGGATCTATATCGCCCCGCTTATATTTCGTTGCCTTCGCATAAAAATCTGATTTAGATATTTCACCTAATATCCACGCTACCGACATGTCTCCCAAGATGCGTACAAACACATAGTTGTCGCATTCTTGCGTGGCCCCATGTGCAGCCACTGAGCATTCGTAGTGTGGATAGGGACGTGTGTTGCAGCGTTTCGTCTTCACATCGATACGCTCCCCGTCCCTAACTATATCGTAGTCGTACGTGTTAATCTCCGTAGCCCCTGTGAGATCCGCTACAATCACCTCACCAATCGCGCCCACAACATGACTCTTACTGCCCGTTATGCTGCCCTGTAGATTACCTACTTGGGCAGCTTTCTTTTTTGCGCGACTGATTATCTCAGGTGTTATGGCTATTTGTATCATGCTGCACTCAGGTCTACGACCTCACACACTCCTGCTGTACAAGCCAGTTCACGTGATCCCGTGGTGTTGTCTTCTCGTTCGAAGTCGGTGAGCCGCGACCAGTCTAGATTTACGTACGTCATACGGTCCTTCCATTCTATGTAATCATCAGGCTCTATGTCTTGGTATGGTGCCTGTTGATACGTGTGGTCAGAAAACGGCAAGAACGACACACCAGATGCCACGTCGAAGTTTTCGTATACCCACGCACCCACGTCCATCCACTCGTCCTCCTTGACGGTAACAGTGATAGATGGCTTGTGTTCACACCAGTGTATAGCATATGTCTTCCACAGTTCAAGCTGCTCTATAGCAGTTGTGTCCGTACGCATGACAGCACCCTCTGGTGACTTCATAGGGAACGAGAACACCGTCACTGATTCTGGTTTCATCACGTCACGTTCTGCTGGCACACCAGAGTCTACAAGAAACTGTGTGAGCGGATCTTTCGAGTCTCCACGCACAGTGCGTATGTAATATTCGCTGTGTCTAGCGTGTATACCGCTTGCTGCGTCCACTAGCTGAGACACAGTGCCCGACGGCTTGACACAGGTAATGGCACTGCTTTGTGGGATTCCTAGAGTTTGGGCATACTGTCGATTCGTTTCTATAGCTGTGTCGCGCATTTTTTCTAGCCAGATTTTTGAATCTACGTTTTTCGATAAAACTGAGTGATCCATAATACCAGTTAAGGACACGCCTAATAATCTTTCTTCCTCTGTGTTGTCTTTCCATACTTTCCTCAAATACTTGAAGTCAGTGAGAGTGGATTGTATCGTTCCCAAGATGGTAGCTAGACGCACCTTACGCTCTAGGGTCTTGAGTGTATCGTGTTCACGCACCACCACTTCTGACAGGTTACAGAATTGGTATGGGCGTAAGATAATCTCACTGCAGGGGTTGGTTCCCCACATATGTCCTGTCTCACGTCGTCCGTTACGAGCAACCTGTTTGTCTGCAGCCTCACGGTTGAATATACCACGCTCTCCTGACTTGGAGTCGTACAGGGCAAGCCACTCACGCATAAACGTGCCCATCTCTGGCTTGCACTTGTAGGCTACAGAATTGTTGGCTAGAGCACGTTGTCCTTCGTGCTCCCACCACTGCCCTGATTTAGCGTGTGCCATCTGATCATCATTCAAATTCGACAAGCTAATCAGCGCAGAGCGGCGCACTCCTCCCACGACTACAACCTCTCCCACCTTGCACATAAGATCGTGACACTCAATAGGATATAGTCTGCGCCCCTTTGCTTTCTTAAATGTTTCTATCGTAAAATTAAATAAGTCGATTAGGGGCTGTGGACCAGATGCACGGCCTCCCATAATCTTCAAACGTGCACCAGCAGGACGCACACCATCCACGTTGTATTGCGGAACTTGCCCTGCGTAGAGCAATGCAATCAACTCACGATACGCCTTTGCCCATCCCGGCTTGCTATCTGCCACGTTGATCACTGTGTTAGACTTGCTAAAGTTGTCCGACACCACAGGCAACTTGTCCACGTTCTCACGCTCCACAGAGAAACCTACCCCCGTGCCACACATTAAGATGTACATACACTCATCGAACGCACGAGGGCTGTCCACAGGGATGTAGCTACAGTTGTAGCCACAGATGTTATCTCGCGCTAAAGCAGGTCCAGCGGTCATCATAGCCCTCATAGACGGCATGATCTCAAGATTGAGGATAGCCTCACGTAAGTCATCTACATCACTATCAGGAAGAACGTAATCGAACTTATCCCTCAAATGATCCGACATAAATCCTATGTAACGATCTACAGTCTCATCAAAGTTTTCACGGCGTCCCTCGTCTTCTATCCAACGGGCGTAGCGAGACTTGTGTATAAATTCTTGGTATGGTGTGGGAAGTAAATTATTCATTGTCTGTTCCTTCTTTATTTTCTATGAGCTTGTCGAGGTAGAACCGCGCTTTCTTGAGATCTTCGATTCCGTTTTTGTATCTGTATCTCCAGAGGTACTTGATGATGTTGCCTTGCAAGTAGTATTCGTAGCCATTGTCTGTCGCCGCCGCGATTGCATCAAGGCATTCGATACCTGCTTGATTGTAGTGTGGCGGGTTATTGACGTTATCAACCAACTCTCCATTTATTCGCTGTTTCATGTATTCTTCGTGTCTCATTGTTCGTTCCCAAAATCTATTTTAATTACGTTCGAACCTTCTTCTCGACTGATTTCAGGATTATTTGTAGCCTCTGCTAAAGACTCTCTCACGTGTTCGTGGGCTAATCTAGCCATACCTGCAGCAGTAACCCTGTCGAAGTCTGAATCAATAAGTTCCATGATGCCATTGAGGACTATGGTGCCAGCTTCAAAATACTGAGAGTCGTCCTCAACTGTCGTATCATAGGCCGATATAGAAAATGTTTCATCATCTAATTTGTTGAGTATGATATACCATCTGTCGGGTAAGAGACTTGCTTTTTCTAGCTGTTTATCATCAATCGTCATTTTTCAACCACTCCTCCGGGACTGCACCTTCAGCCCATTCGAATCCGTGTTTATCGGCCCACATACCGTACGTGGTTTTACTGCCTCTGTATATTTTATTTTTAGAATTAAGAAATACTATGCGTATATCGTGGTCAGGATACTGTTCTTTTACAAGCTGCATCTTCACTCTGTCACCCTTGTCGAAGTACCCCTTCGCTTCGATGAATATCTTTTGATCAGGCAGATAAAAATCTGGAGTGTAAGTTCTTGGCTTGGGAACGTAAGTCAATCTTGTTGACTCATACTCGTAGGGCACAGACTTTCTAGCCAGCGACTTAGCCATGCTCAATTCAAAGTTAGACCTGAATTGTGATCTCTTCACAGTTGCATTCCTATCGAACCCATTCTTTTTAGCACGTACCCTGCGACCTTTGGAGATTGTTTTTCTAGGATAGAAAGTTCGTTTGTCAAGTGGATCAATGGGACGCATACGTTGGCTCCTGATTGTGACACTTTGGATATCTTAGATAGTTCCGATTCGATATGCAATATGTCTCGTTTTTCTGTGTGAAAGGACAGGGTTCCTGTTTCGCTGTAGTTCTCACGCAAACAAATAGGTAAACCTCGTTGACTTTGTCTGATGTATACCAGCTTCCTGTCCCCACCTTCACCCCTAGATGACTCCACATAGACGTGATATAGGTCAGGATTCATGTCCATTAGATCTACTTCGTAGTTCCTGACAAATAAGTATGGCATATCATAGTTCCCTCTTCTTAAGTCGTGTGTACCAAACTAGCGGAGGGAACTTAGCTTTCGATGTGACTTTACCGTGTATCTCAGCTTTAGGCCAGCAGTGGAACTTGTGTCCACAGAATCCACACGGCTTGGGCATAAGTTTGTTACCCGTGCGAACCAGCCCACCATCCTTATATGTTTCGAACTCATCTGGAAAAGGCTTAAAAGGCTTCGACTTTGGGTTTGTCAAAAACTTGACACGTTCTTCAGCATCTGCCATGTATTTGACACGATCTTCATCTTGCCACTCTGGGGCATCGACCACAGCAATTTGTCCACCAGATTTGTTTATGACGATCCAGCCTCCAAACGGCATATTCATAGCAGTGGCATACAAGTACCCCTGCATTACGTAACCAAATGGATCATCCTCTTTTATAGAGTCGTAGCCACCGAATCCAAACTTGTC